GTTCAGCAATCAGCTTCATGATCCCGTCGAACGAGCGCTTACCAAAGGATGCGTAACCGTAGTCGCGGATCGCGGCCAAGACGGCGCGCTGTTCCGGTGTCAGGGACGCGCTATCGCGGATCGCATTCCCAAGTCGGCCAGCAAGGCCGGCGGCCGATGCCATCATTTCTCCCGGATCGGCCTTCCCCTTAGCGACTTGGTCGGAGTGAACCTCGGCGTACATGCGCCGCGCGATTTCCATGGCTCCGCTGCGCTGTGCAATCTCCAAGAACCGATCCCCCTGCTCATGGAACAGGCGAATTTTTGCCAGGCGGTCGGCGTCGTACTCGCGCACCACCAGCTTCTTAGCATTCGGAAAGCGCGTCATTGTCAGGAATAGACCCCACGATCCGCCGCCGCCAAAGAGGTCATGAACCTCAGTGATTTTCTGCGCGTCCTGCCCAAGCGTCGAATCTATCGCAGCGATCGTGCTGATCGCCATCTTCTGCTTGCCGCCCTGGAACGTCGGCATGGCCGAAATCCACACACGGGCAGCGCGTCGTGCCAGCTTGGTGATACGACTGTCGATACGCTTGGTGTGTCCGATCTGATCGAAAACTTCGGCCCCAGGCGCTTGGCGCATCTCTGGGATTACTGGATCTGCTCGAGTAGAACCCGGCGCCGCCGGTGTGGGCGACGACGCCGGTTGCTGATTCAGCAGGGGCGCGGCTTGCCCTTGCCCTTTTTCTTCTTGGACATTTGGACCTCCTTTCTGTGCTGGTTGCTGTGAGGCGACGGGGGCGGGTGCCTGAACCTTGGCCGGCTCGTTGAATCCGCGAATGTGCGCAGCGGCCTCACGCTCGGCGGCCTGTTGCTGGCGAAGGCGCGCATACTCAGGCCGAATCCTGGCCCGTTCTTCGGGCGGCAGTGTGGCAAAGGTCCGCGCTGCCGTGCGCAGGTCCATGGCGGCAAGATCGGCTGCAGTGATGGGCGGACGCGGACTGACCGGAATGTCGCTGAACGAGCGCACCCCGCCGGCAATCTGCGGCGGAAGCGGCTTCTGGGTCGCGCGGAACTCCCGTGCCTGCGGCGACAAGGTCGGATCGTCGACGGCGTTCGCGCCCTCATCTTCGCCCAGGTTGATCCGGACGAACTTACGGGCCTTCTCCATCGCCTTCTGGCGTTGATCCGGCGGCAGCGCAAGGAAGCGATTCGGGCGGCTGTCGTCGATGGTCAGCTTGCCGTTTTCGTCGTAGGCGTGCCATCCAACGTCCTGACCAGCCTCGGCGGCGCGTAGATCCTCGCGGACGAGGAAGGCGATGCGGCGGCGTTCCCGGTCCAGGTTCTCTTGCTGCACACGCTGCTGCTCGGCCAGGAGGCGCTGCGCCTCAAGCTGGGCCGGATCCGGCTGCGCCTTGGCCTGCGCGGCGAGCTGCTCTTGCTCCAGGTCGCGTTCGGCCTGGATGTCACGCGCGGCCCGCTTGGCCTCGTCGTGGATCTCCTGGGAACGCAGGGCGGCATCGTCGGCTTCACGAAGGGCGCGCATGCCCCGTTCCGTGTCGAACGCCCGGTCCTGGGCGGCCCGCTGCTCTTCCTCCCGCAGTGCCCGCAGTTCCCTGGCCGTTTGATCGGCCTGCGCGAGTGCCGCGCGAAGGTCATCCGCACGCTGGGACAGTTCGGGCGCATTCGTGGCGGCATCGGCCTCGGCTTGCTGCGCCTGGGCGATTGCATCGGGCAGCCCACGTGCGCCGAAGATGTCGACGAGGCCGGGGTTCGCCTTAGCGGCGGCGGCGGCTTCGGGGGTGATGACGGTTGGACCGACGCCTGGCTGGCCCGTCACACGGTCCGGCGACATGCTTTCAAGTGCTGCGCGCGATTGCTCGGCCTGGGCCAAAGCGGCCGCATCTCGGTCGTCCCTGTAGGCTCGCGCAAGGTGCGGGGCATGCGCCGCGCCGCCGCCCAAAAGCGTCTGGAGCGTCGTATCGAGGACCGTTTCGTAGACCTGGCCTGCCGTCAACGAAGACGGGTCAACGCCGCTCAGTTTCTGGTTGGCAAGATCCGCCGCGCTGGTGATCAGCTCTTCCGGCAGTTCTTGGACCGCAATGCGCTTGCCTGCGTGAATCAGCGCGTCTTTTACGCCTTGATTTACAGCACCATGCAGCCACTCGGAAACCGCCTGCTCAGTGCCGCCAAGCCCCATCCGTTGGAAGATCAGGGCCGGCAATGCCTCAATGGTGGCCGCTCGGGTCACATAGACGTATTTGTCGGCGCCAGTCAAGCCGGCATCCTCGGCCTCGCTGACTGCTTGCGCACCACGAATTCCAGAAGCGGTTCCGATCATTCCGGCAGGGCCAAGCGGCCCGCTAAGCGCCATCGGGATCATGCTGCGGGTGACGCCGCGAACGGTGTGCGCTAGCCGCCCCTGATTGACCGTATTCGCCCGCGCGTCCGCGATTTCAGCCTCGCGCTCTACATCGCGCGCCATCTGGTCTTGGCCTGCCAGGCGAGCGCCAAGGGCGAGCATGTCGCTCCGCGCCTGGATCGCACCAGCCTCAAGGTCTGCTCCGGTGATGACACCAGGGATGCCAGCATGACGGGCAACAGCCGTCAGCGGATCCAAGATCGCATTCCCGACCGACTTTTCGCTGCCGCGCGAAAAGGCATCGCTGACATCCTGCCACAGAGAACGGGTCGGGACGCTGTCGATCGGGCTCATCCGATCGCTCGATTTTGTTACTGGATGGTCAGCCCACTCTAGTCGGGCCTGGGATTCGAGCGTGTCATATGGCGATGCTTGAATGTCTGCGATGGCATCTCCGCTAGAGGCCTGCGGGCGCATCTTCCTGAGCGCCGTGATAGCACGGAGCCGCTCATTTGGCGGCATGGATTGGAGGACCCGCTGGCGAGCCTGCTCGTCGTCGCCAAGCAAGGGGACAACGAATTCGTCCGCTGGATTTAGCCCGCTCAGGCCGCGAAATTGATCCGCCTCGGCCTCAGACGGCGCGGCGAGGTCTTCTAAAACGTGAGAGAGTCCTCCGCTTACTGGCGCGCCATCGTCTGCGTTGATGTCGGCCAGAGCTTGATCGAATGGACCGGGCATTTATGGCTCCGATGGAGTGGTGATGCCGGGTCGGCTATTCTGCGCCTCGATCGCTGAGAGTACCTGCGCGGCCCATTGCGGCCCCTGCGGGAATGGGTTTCCGCGTTCATCGACTCCGCGCTTCCAGTTTCTCAGCTTCTGAATTGCCTGCTGATACCCAGGGTTTGAGCGATTGGCAAGGACCGGCAGCCATTCATCGACCCGTGGCGCCTGATCTTGGCGAGGACCGTTCGGCTGCGCTGCCACATCTCCAGAAAGAAGCGGGACGACCGGCGGCTGGTGCGGATTCGCCACGCTGGCGTCCTGGCTCGCGTTGAATTCTCTCGCGCTGGGGATGCCGCTGTTCCACCACCAGGTGCGAGCGGTCGGATCCTTATACGGCATCCCACCGCCCTTCGAGTGCCGCTGCACCAGCGCATCCTGCACCTGCTTGTATTCCTCTGGGGACTGCCGCTGGAGTTCGCCCATCAGCGCTTTCAGCCTGGCCGGATCGCTTCGGCCCAAGGTGTCGAGAGCATCAAGGTGTGCGGGATCAACGGATCCGATGTTGCTGGGCATGTTGACGGCTGGGGCGCTGGTCGCCGGGGCGCCATCGGGGCCGAAGTGCGTGATTTTGCCGGTTGACGGGTCCAGCGTCTGAAGGTTCCCGTCCAGTCCCGTGCGGAAGAATCGCGTCGTGCCGTCAATGTCTTTGATCTCGTGCCATCCGGTCGAACCATTACGGGTCGTCGATCCTTTGAATAGATCGGTGATCCGCTTAGCCGCGTTGTCCAGTCCAGAGCCAAGATCCGACAGCATCCGGCGGTTCAGTTCATCTTTGCGCCATTTTTCCTCTGCATCCAGCCGCGCGGCGGTCTGCTTCAAGGTGTTTTCTTGGTACAGCCGCTGATTCTCCATCGCCTTGTTCGCCCGCTTATCGTCCGCTGCGTGCCATGCTTCCTGCAGTCGCTGCGCGTTGTCGGCTCGCTCGCCGGCGGCCTCTTGGATCGCTCGCGCATAGTCCCGATCCTCGCGCTCCTGGCGGATCTTGGCTGCGATTGCCGGCGACTCGACCAGCGCCCGACCGAAGTTCGCCATGGCATCGCTCAGGCGGTTGCTGTCGTCAAAGACTGCCGTGGTCGGGGTGTTGTCGATCAGGATGCGGGGCATGGGGCGCTCTCTTTAGTAACCGAAGTCGCTGAGACCAGGGACCATGGCTGCGTGCTGCTGATTCTGCCACGATTCTGGGTATCCAGGGGCAACGCCAAAGACGCCGGATGTTCCAGGCGTAGACGCGAGCGCTGGCGATCCGCCGCCACCGCCCATCGGCTGGGACATGCCGTAGTTCATGCCTCCTCCATCGGCTGGGACATGCCGTAGTTCATGCCTCCTTGACCGAGCATCGACAGCAGGCTGCCGAGCGTGCGGAACTCGCTTCCCTTGTTGGCGGCCTCCCTGAGTTCGTACGGAAGCAGCGACTGCCAGAGTTCGGCCTCGCCCTGTCGACGAGCCTTGCGGAACGCCAGCTCACGCGATCCGCGCGATAGGTCTTCTGCGCCCTGGTTCCAAGCATTCATCAGCGCATCGAGCGAAGCCCGGTTGTGATTCTGCGCCGCGATGCCGGGCATGTTGCCCTGGAATACGGCCAGCATCTCGGGATCGCGGCCACCGCTGCGCCGTGCCGCTTGTCCCAGGGCTGCGCGCATGATTGCCGACTGATCGCGGTCGGATCGTTGCACCTGCTCGTTCTGGCCGGCGACCGGCACTAGCGACTCCGGTGTGATGCCGCCGACGAAGCCGGTCATGTCTTCGTAATTTTGCCGGTCATACTCGGCCTGTCTGGCCCTCGCATTGCGCGCGGCCTTGCTCATGGCCGACAGCGCCATTGCTTGCCCGATCCCGTTGAGGACCGAACCGCCGACCGCGCCCGCTGCCCCTGCCATGGCTTGATACATGATCGCCCCTTAGCTGATCCGGCCACGACCGGACGATGATGGACCGACGAACGCCGCCAGACCCTGATTGCCCTGAGCCTCTTGGATTCGCCCATTGGTGTACGCGCTGCCGGCGACGTTGAAGAGGTTCGCGGCGGCATTCACCGGGATCTCGCCCCGCGCTTCATCGTAGGACCGCTGCTGGCCCTTGGTGATGCCCTCCCAGTCAGGGCTGAGCAACGTTCCGCCGCTGATCTGGCTGGCGAGGCCCATCCGCTGGTTCTCGATGTTGTTCTGGAGCCTCGACCGCTGTTCCGCGCCAAGCGAAATAGAGCGCTGACGCGCGCGGAGGAAGTCGGCCAAGTTACTGCTGCGGCTGGATGCGTCCAACCCGCTACCAAGCTGCCCAACGCGGGCGAGGTTCTGTCGGCCAATGCGCGTTGCGCCGGCATAGGCGTTCTCCGCATCGCGCAGGTTCGACTGAATGACGGCGTCGTAATACTTGCGAGAAAGCCCCTCGAGTCGACTCTTGTTCGCCACTGCGTCGGCGGTCGAGCCGATGCCGAACGCGGCGTTCAGGCGATCCAACAGCGCATTCCGGCGAGCGATCTCGGCCTTGATGGCAGCAACCTGCTCGGCAGTTTCCGCCCGGCTCTGCGCCTTTCTCCTTCCGCCGAAAATGTAATCGCCGCTCTGGCCAGGGTTGAGGTGGTATTTTTCGCTCGCGCCAAGCGTTGAGATATAGGCTCCAGTATGGCCCGTCTCTTTTCCGAATCGATTTACGTAATCTGGCTGCCGATACGGATCGGCGCGCGACACGTCGGCGTCACCATACCAGCGCTCCGTTTCGTTGCCGAAGCTCTGCGCGCCATTGCCAACGTCCGCGTATGCCTGCGTTACGGCATTGACCGGGTCGACGGACGAAAGGCCAGGAAGCGATATTCCCAGTCCGCCGCCAAATGATGATCTCCAGCCCATATCACGCCCCCTTGTCGGTTGAAGGTTTGCCCGAAAGCACAGCCAGCGCAGCGTCTACTTCTGGACGTTGCAGCGCCTGTGCAAGTGCTGGTGGCAAAGTCGCCGGGTCGAGCTTCCGAACGGCGTCCAGAACGTCGCCGGCTGTCCCCGCTGCCTTCGCGACTGCGGCTTGCGCGGCGTCGGCCCTTTTCTGGTCGGCATGTGCGGTGACTGCCCAGGCAACGTCAGCGACGGTGCCGATCAGCGACTTCACCGGGCCGCCAAAGACCGGGACCATGGGCAGGAGGCGCTTGGAAGCCCAGAGGAGGGCCATCCCTGCAGTCCCCAGCCCAGCAAGGACACCGGCGCCCCAGGGCTTAGGCTCGGGCGGCGCGATCTCTCCGAACGTAGCGGGGTCGCGGCGGATGCCTTCGGGTGTCACAGTGGGGGCCGGCCACTCGGCATGCGGCACATCGGCGGCTGGCGCGACGTAACGCTGCGTTGCGTTCAGAATCTCGACAACGTTGTTGCGTTTCCGCACGCCCTCGAGGATTGCCACGGCATCATTTGCGCCAGCTTCGGCTGCGGCTTTGATCGCAGCAACGATACCCTGGTCGACTTCGATTGCTGCTTCTTTGGCGGCAGTGATCCCGGCGTCGACGTTCGCTGCGGCCTGGGCGCGCTGCTCACGCTCGCCGCATCCGACGAGGAATAGAATGGCGAGGATGGCGAGTAGGTGTCTCATGCGACCGCCTTCAGGCCCACGAGGCCAAGCAATGCGATGCCGACCGCGCCCATGACAATCTTGATGACCAAATCGCGGCCATCTTCCAGCTTCTGGACTCGCTGAGTGAGGCTGTTCAGCGTCATGTCGAGCGTGGCAAAGCGGGTGCTGCCGTCAGATAGCCCGCCGCGAATGTCGTCCATCTTCTCGGCGATCTTCTCGACCGCATGCTCTATGCGTTCCAACCGTTCATCGGCGGTCAGTCCGCCACGGTTGATTACTCGAGTATCTTCGTCGCTGCTCATGCGGGCCTCGTTGGAGTCGCCGGAAATCCGGCCCAGAATTGCTCTGGCGTTGGGTTGGTTGTTTTTGCGGCTTCGGCATAGGCCCACGCGGCGTCGCGCCACGCGGCACCTGCTTCAGCTTCAGCCGAAAACTGCGGAATACTGCTCTCGCGGTAGGTGACGAGGGACAGCATCGAGTCATAGCCCCATGCCACCGCCAGGGCGTTCAGTCGGCGTTGAATCTCGGCGGCCACTGATGCCATGAGGGCGGCGACGGCGGCCGCCTGTTCACGGCTGGCGTCCTCAATCCATGCGGTGCCGTTCCAGCGGGCACGGCTGGGCGGGATGCCTTCGGGGGCAACCGAGACTGGGCCGGGCGTGCCGCGATCGGGGTTCGCCGCGCCCACCAGATAGCCGTCTCCGTCGATGTCGTAGGTTTTCATGGATCACCAGTCGGTCATGGGTACAGTGTAATTTGCTCCAACCTGAGCAGATGTATTGCCAAAACCGATGCGGCCGGAGCCAACCGATCCAGTGGATACGGTATCGCACCCTTCAATTAGCTGCACGGACGTGGACGAGTTATAGGTCACATATCCAGAGAAAATCAGCGTCCCATTGTAGCCAGACGCAGCCCCAAGGCACGGGGTTACACCGCCGCCGCCCGTGTGAATCTTGCTTGTATCAATGGCCCCTAGTGGCAGAGCGAATATGTAGTATCCAGATCCGTTAGTTCCGGCGGTCGTGTGAAGGTACTCAATGTTGGCTTGCAGCGAGTCGCCAATTCGTCTCCATAAAACTTTGTCACGGGCGATCGTCCCCTTGGTTGGATTGGTCACGCTGCCCGTGATCGTATTTGTCCCGCCGTCCACCCATGGTGTATTTAGACTCAGCTCCAACGGCTGCCAATCGGTTCCGTCCCATTGCAGCAGGACGACGTTGGTGTGCAGGATGGTCAAGTATCGGGTGCGGCCAGCGATTTTCGGGCTGCCCGACGTGCCGGCGTCGAGGCGATAAGCCTTGTTCGCGGCAGCGTAGTCCTTCACATAGAACCCAACCACGTCGCCAACCGCAGGCGACAAGCCGCTGATCGTGATGTCGTAGTTCGCTGAGGTGCCGCTGACTTCGTGCAGACGATTGAGCGTTGCCGATCCGGCTGCGGTGATGCTGACGACCGTCGCGCTGGCAATCTTCGACCAGAACTGAGCGGAAGCGGCGGTCATGACGGTGCCGGTAATGGCAAGACCTGATCCGAGCGTGATTTCCTGCGGAACGCCAGCGATGGACGAGCCACGGCCCAGCAGCACGGATGCAGAGGACGTATTCTGGAGCATCGCGTAGGTGACGCCGGCAGTAGCCACGGAAATGGTCGGATTTCCTGAGACGCCGTCGCCATTCGTGACGCCGATTGACGAGCTTCCGGCGATTGATCGATTGGTCGTGACCGTTGATGCCGTGCGAACCACGATGCCGTTAGCTCCTGGATCGCCGAGCGCTGACGAGACGATCGTTGCACCGAACAGAACCCAGGTCTGCCCCGTGCTATCGACCGACGTAACGGCAGCCTTGAGCATCCAAGAGGTGCCGAATTGCGATCCAGCGACGATATTGACGATCGAGTAGGCGGTAAGCGAAGCGCCGTTGGCCGAATCGGTCGGGCGCGTCCAGCTTCCGGCGGCGGCCACCCAGAGGCCGTTTTGCAGGTTATTGGTCTGTGCGGTCAGCAGGATGCGATCGCCAGCGACCAGCGTGTAGGAGCTGATGGTTTGCAGTCCGCTGAGTGACGCCACATTGGTCGTCGCAACCGTCTTGGCCGACTCCAGGGGGACCATGCCGCCATCTGTGAGCAGCGCGGTGATCTCGGGATGCAGGTTTCGCGTCCGAACGATACCATCGACCAGCGTATCGTCGGCACGGATTACCCGGTTCAGCGCAGTCAGCAGGTTCGATGCCCATGACTCCAGGGTTGAGTGGTCGTTATCCAGCACGCTCGCGCTGATCTTGTCGGTCGCGCTTGGCGCGTTGGCTGCGTAGTTGTTGCTGATTTCGAGTGCCGTGGTCGATGGCATGGGATCACCTGTTTACAGGGATGAGGTCGATGGAAAGCCGATGGAACGTCCAGCCGACGCGAGAACCGAGAGGCGTGCCGGCAAATGATCGCTTGTCGCGGGTGCTGATGCGGACGGCCACGCCGGAACCACGAAGGCCGAGCGGGCGGCGAGCCTTGCCGAAGCTGTGCCCCTCAACGCGCGGGCCTGAGACGCTCGGGCCGACCGCTTCCGTGTCGCTGCTGCCGTAGGGGGAAACCTGCCAAGTGGTGTCGCAGTAGCCGTCCTGCGCCAAGTCGAATGTCGGCATCTTGGCCTCGCGGCCAGGCGTTCCGAAGTCGTTGAAATGCGTCGTGAACGCCGACTCGTAGGGCGTCTGCGCCGGGTCGTTGTCGTCGATGAAATCCGTGGCGGTGGCGTCGAAATAACACAGGGTCGTTCCGGTGCGGAACCACAGCTTGTTGCCGCTGGCCACGATGCTCTCGGCGTCGATCGATGAGATGCCCGCCACGGTCCACATGGACCATGCCGTAACCTTCGACTCGCGGGAGTAATCGAGATGCAGGAACGTCAGGTCGCCGTCGACGTAGCCAGCAAAGATGGCGGACCCATAGACCGGCCAGAACGCGCCGGCCAAGACCTGCATAACCGGCAGGCGGTCAATCGGCTCGCCCACGTTGCTATCTTGCAGGCTGTCGAGATTGGCGCCCGCCACGCTGATCGCGCGAAAGCCTCGCTCGGTTGGGGTCAGGATCGACCCATAGAACGAAATCGGGCTGGGATATTCCTGCTCGCCGGTTCCGAAGTTCAGCGACTCTAGGAATGTGGTGGCGTTGGTCGCCTGATCGATCGCCCATAGCTGGCAGGACCCAGCGTATGACACCACCATGCGGTTCTTGCTGCACGCAATCGCAGTGATCGAGCCGCCCGTGTTGTCCTGGCTGCTGGTCGAGATGCCGACCGCGTCCTGTGCGCCGGCCAGATCGACGTATTCCAGCACCAGCGACGAGTACCAATCGCTGTCCGCGTTCGCCTCGAAGGCGTACTTGTAATCCGTGACCGTGGGGTCAGGCGCGGCGCCCGGCCAAGTGATCTTGCTGATGATTCGGCGCCGCTCACGGTTCCAGCCATTGGGGAACCCTTGAGATGTCAGATTCCATGACGATAGGCCGTCCGGCCCCATTGATATGAGGTAGTCGCTTCCCTGGGTGACCGTGGCGAACGCCGACGTTGCCGGCACGCTGACGACATCGCCGCCGCGCCAAGTGTAAGCGCTCGCCGTGGTGGTGTTGACTGACCGTGATGCGCCTGCGCCGCTGGTCGTCACGGTCGGAAGCGCACCGGAGGCAATCACGCTCGTGCCGCCGCCGACCAGTCGCAGGCGGATCAATCCGGCGGCTTCGGTCGGCCAGTTCACGATGATGCCAACCTCGTTCCAACCGCCGGCGAACCGAGAGGTTGAGGCGGACCATATCCAAGAGCCAAGCGCGGCCGGCGACCCAGAAGCCTCGTCCATGACGACCCACGAGCTTCCGACCTTGTATTCGAGGACGTAGTAAGCCCAACGCTGGTCGAGGTTCATCCACTCCGCATTGCGCGCGGCGACGAAGGTTCGCCAGACGCCTTGACCCTCGGGGACGACCCAGCACAGAGACTCGCCGTCGGCAAGCATCGTGTCCTTCGAGCGCTGGTTCCAGATGCGGGCATCAGCCGTTCGGCAGCAGTTCGTGTTGCCGCGATTGGTGCTGGTCCAGAGCTTCGAGACGCCCAAGCCAAGGACCGGCGAGAACGTCGAGTCGTACCGTTGATCCGTCAGGTCAGCGATCGACGGCGAGAAGCTGCCCGGCAGGTATGGGTCGGTGACGTAGGTCGGAGAGAAAAGCAAGCCGTCCCAGACGTGCAGCATCACGATGTAGGGATATGCCGTGCTGGGATAGGTGTGCCGGATCCATGCGACCGCGTAATCGGAGAAGACCGCCGCATGCAGCAGCGTCCAATCGGTCGCGTAGTTCGGGTTGTCGAACTCCAGCACCTTGACCGTGCTGGCCACGTCGCCTGATCCGCTCGCGCGGTCGCCCTTCCTGGCGATGCAGTAAAGCTGGCCGTCAATTGAGACCAGCCCCTTTGACACGGGGTCAAGCGTCCCCTGCACTACCCGCTGAGGCGGGCGACGAGTTGGCCGGCGGCCCTTGTTGATCCGGCAGTTTAGCAGCTCGCGTAGGCGATTCTGTGCCGTGCTGAAATAGCCGTCCCGCAGGTCAAGGCCGCCGCTGAAGTCATCAATGTCGAACGTGCGCTTCACGACGGCATCACCGAGGGCCATTGGCCGCTATTGGGTAAGTCGCCGCGCACCTTATGGCCATTCTTCCGGAGCTTGACGAAATCGCTGCGGGAGAAGGTCTGGCGGGTCGATTCCATGGCGCGCAAGCTGTTCAGTCGCGCTTCCATGCGGTTGAAATAGATCTGGCCGGTGCCGCGTTGCTCGTACTCGGCAACCTCGCCCAGCACGTACAGGATAATCGCCTCGGCGTCGACGACCGACGTATCGCTGTCGTTTTGAAGGTCAGGATTGACCGTGTGGTCAATCTTCAGTTCGTACGTTTCGTCCGGACGCGGCCAAATCTCAATTTGAGCCTTGCACTCGTAGATCGTCGGCTGCCCGCGACCCCCGACCGAATCCGGCTCTCCGATGTCAACCAGCGGCTCGTCATCGTGGGCCAAGGTGATCCGCGCGCGGCGAAGCGGGACGTACTGAGTCCCGGTCCAGACGCCGACCGCCATGATATTGCCGGCGGTGGCTCCAGTTGGGTAATTGATGAAGCGCTGATCGATGCCAACCGACACGCGGGTTTCGCGCTGGGCATTGGTCCACTCGGCCTGACGGCGGTAAACCTCCATCGCGCCGGCACGGATGTTCTCATTGATCCGGTCGCTGATCAGCGGGCCCTGCGAATCATCCGTCTGGTATCCTAGGCGGGCCAGGATACGTCGGCGGATCTCTGATCTCTGAGCATACACCTCCACGGCGTTGCTCCTTCAAGCAGGGCCGGGGCGTGTCGCCCGTAGCATGGTGGGAACGGGCGGATTAGCGCTGGACGGGATAGCCGGCGCGTTCAAGCGCGGTTTCGATGGCGACGAGGCGGGCGTTGATGATCTTGCCAAACTGCACGAATGCCTCGCCAAGCTGACCGTGATCGGTCGCCATGGCGGTGGCGAGTTGGCGCAGCATGCCAACGGTGGCGGCGGTATCGCTGGGAACAGCGGCCGCCCGAAGAACGGGGGCCGGCATCGGGTCAGGCGTGACGCCGTTGTCGACCGGCTCGGCAAGGGCTGCAGATTCGGTCACAGCGGCCTCACTGAGCGCCGGCAGTGGCCGGCTCAAGGTCAAGGGTGGAACCGGACAGGTCAGCTTCTGGATCGGCCAGCGCGACCAGCTCGGAGAGATCTTCAGAGGTCAGCTTGCGGCCATCCTTGCGCAGACGTTCATCGAGCTTCCGCCCGGCGATGTGGATGCGGCGCAGCACGGCAAGCAGGCGGCCCTGGTGGGGCGGGCCATACACGTCAGCGACCAGGTTGATCGTCTGACCATTGGCGCCGGGGAAGGTATATCGGTCGGTCAGCCGCTGGTGTTCTTCCATCAGGCTGATCGAGCCATTGAAACGTTCGTCGTTGTTCGCTTCGGCGGTCACGGGGCGCTCGCGGTCGATCCAATCCTTGCCGTCGTGGAAGTCGGGCAGGAGTTCGATGCGCTCACCCTGAGCCTCGGCGCGGCGCTTGGCCAAGGCGATCTCATGGATCGACAGGCACTCGGGGGCCGCGCGAGGACCAGTCGAGGCGCACCACGCGAACACACGGAAGGCGATCGGTCGTTTGCCGGTCGGCTTGTCGGCCCCCACCTGTGCGGCAGGGGTCGTCTGTGATTCGGTGGTGCGCTTCGCCATGGGGCAGTCCTTGCCGGTGTCCGGCTTAGGCCAGAGCCATCACCGCGTGGCAGTCCAGTTGATCCGCCACGAGGGCGTATTCACCATGGACCGACATGCGCGTGATGCGCTGGTTGTACGGGGTGGGGTGGATGATCTTCGCGCCGTCCTTCATCTTGGTCGGCTTGAAGTCGAGATGGTCGAGGTTGAACAGGTAGCAGCGCTTGGCCCACGGGGTGGCCGGGGCGTCTTCCTTGTCCAGGTCTTCGAACACGGGTTCGATGACCAGCACGCCGACGCCAGCGACGTAGATCGCGTTGTCGGGGAAGCCGATGCCCATCTTCGCACCTTCGGCCTGGGCCTGGCTCTTGGCCATGTCCAGATTGCGGACGGTGCGGGTGTTGGCGACGGTGATCGCGTTGCTGCCGGTGAACAACTTCTCGACCAGGGCGTCGTAGAACGACTCACCGCAGGTCGCGTAGTTGAGCTGGGTGCCATCGCGGCAGCGCTTGTTGGCAGCGCGGACGAGCTGGTTGAGCTTCAGCTCCATGTCGTTGGTGTTGACCGAGGTCGACACCTGGTGACGCAGGAGCGGGTTGGTGCGGCTGCGGTTGCCGATCGGGCCGCTGGTGTTGACCAGCGAGAGAACGCCGTCCAGGCCGACGAACGCCTTCGAGTCGCTGGTGTTCGAACGCCACATGAGCTTGTTCAGCTCGAGGACGTAGTTCGTCTCAGCGTCGTCGAACTTCTCTTCGGCGAGGTTGACGACGACTTCCCAGGTGTCTTCCGACAGGCTCTGGAGGTCGACCTGGCCCTTGACGGCCTTTTCGTAGTCGATCTGGAGGCCAGCTTCTTCGAGCTGCTGGTGGACCCACTCGTCACCGAGGTGGATGCGACCGATGGCGTACTCGATGTCGAAGATGGTGTCGATCGACTGGAAGGTGAACACATCGCGACCGCTCCAGGTCTGGAGGCGACCGCCGCGCAGACCCTTGAGCTGGGCCTTGTAGGCGCCGCGAACCGGGACCGAGCGGGCAGAGCCGCGACCACGGAACATGTTGAGGGTGGGGGTATTGATACGGCCGAGGGCCGTAACTTTGTTCTTCCCGCGATAGTTGCGGGACTGCGAGGTCACGGTGAGGACCGCGTCGACTTCGCTGGTGGTGAGGGTGGTACGATCGGCTGGCATGGCTGGGATTCCTTAGGGGCGAAGCCTTCCCTGCCGTGCGAGGACGAGCGGGTCGGCGGATGGTTGGGTGGAGGACTGACCACCACGACCGCCGGAACCCGAAGTGCGACCGCTCAATGGCTGCCGCGTCTGCGTTGTCCTCGGCTGCGTGGCCTTGGACCTCTCCGCCTTGAACACCTTCTGAAACTCCGCAAACCGCTGATCAATCGAGGCCGTTCGCAGGCCAGGATATTTCTTCAGAAGCCCGACGACATGCGCCTCGATTCGGTCAGGGGCGATGCCCTCACCAACCAGATAGGCGGCGATATTCCCCATGGCCACTCGCTCGGCGTCCATTGACGGCTGCTGGGCCGCCGGTCCACCATGCGATTGCTGCTGCTGCGGGATCGGTTGCTGGGTCGGGGTCGGGGCCGGTGTGGCGGCCTTCGAATCCTTCAGCTTCTTGGCGATCCCCTTGAGCTTGTCGAAGTCGAAAGACGCCTCAGCGGCGGCAATTTCCTTCTCCAGCTCGTCCGCATCAATGGGCGGTGCTGCGGGCTTGGGCGCTTGCACGCCGTTGATCCGCCGCAAATCGTCCAGGGTCTTTTCCAGGGCCGGAATCACGCGCGGATCTCCGCGCTTGGCGAGGCCCAGGGTTATCACCCCGTTACGAAACTCGTCTCCACCAAGACCATTGGAACGCACGAAACCATCGACGGCCTCGTAATTTCCCCTGGCTTCCTCGGCTTCCTGGCGCGCTTTGGTCGCTTCGGCGGTGGCCGCCTTGGCGATCTTGCGCACTCCCAGGAATAGAGACTTGCCCTTGTGCGTCAGCTTCGACCAGTCCTCTTGTGGGAGGTCTGCATCGAGCAGCTTGGCATCTGCCGGCGATTTCTTCTCCGCAGGCTTGGGCTTCGGCGCTTCGTCTCGCTCTTCCTCGGCGGGTTCATCACCGGCGGTCGGCGGTTCGCCGTCCTGCGGTGGTTCCTCTTCCTCGGCGTTGCGTTCGTCGCTTGCCTGGCCCTGGTCTGCGTCGTCATCCTGCCCGGCTGGGGCTGGAGGTTCGACCGGCTTGGGTTTTTTCTTGTCGTCAAAGGCCCCTTTGCGGGCGCGTACCAGAGGGTCGCTCTCGGCAATGAGGTCGTCGTCCTTCCGCTGGGCCTTGTTGGCTTCGCCTGGGGACCGCTTGCCGGCAGTGTCGCCGGAAGTCTCGCGGTCGTGCGATTCGGCGCCGCTGTTGGGCGCGTCTTGCTCGACCTGTGGTTCGTTGTCTTCAACCGTGTCGGTTGGTAGATTCATGCCTGCTGGTGTTCTGCGATGCGCTCGGAACCCAAGTAAGCACCTAGTACAGCGATGTCCTCAGCGCCGACGACGGCGTTGGCGGATGTACCACTCGCCTTGCGTCAGGACGCCGGCCCCGGTTCCCGACCACGATACAGGCAGGAACGACACCGCCAGGAAGCTGGTCGGAGAAAACATTACGGAGGAACCCCGACGCCGCGCCATGCGTTGCCGGCGGTGCCGTCTCCGATGACCTCGGCCAGGTTGATCGTCTCGACGTTGACCGCTGCGGCCGCCGCCGTGACCTGCGCTGGCGTCGACCTGGTGCTGACCGCTACGTCAAGGCGTGCCATCTCGGTCGTCAGTTCGGCGCGGACAGCGGTCTGGATCTGCGCCTGGCTTGGCGCCACCGTTCCCGACGTATTCACAACGATGGCCTGCACCGGCTGCTGGTAGTTCACGCGGACGACGTAGCTGCCGAGCGTGTCAACGAACGGATCGCCGCCGCCATCGACCAGGATCACGCCGCCTGTGACGTTGAGCGTATGGCTGGCCTCCTGCGGCCGCACGCGCCAAGAATTGATGAGGTAGACGTAAAACGGAATTGAGGTTCCCGCGCCGGGGTCGATGTCGCTGCCGCCCTGCGTCTGGAATGCCGGGAAGAATCGCAGGTTGCTGCCGAGCAGCGCCCAGTCGACCCACTCAGAATAGAGCGCCTGCACATCGATCGTGGTGTTGCCGGTGTCGGCAACAATGCGCTTGGTCGATCCGCTGAACGTGACGCCCTCGCTGGTCGCTCCATCATAGACAAGATCCGTCGTCTGCGTGATGGGAATCGACTGGATGGCCTCGACCAGCTCGAAATCCGCGAGCTGCTGCCATGTTTTGCCGGCGGCCAGGATGTTGAAGTCAACGAAAGTTCCTGGATTTGCCGTGTAATTGTACGTCACGCTGCCGCCCGATTCGGCCAGCACTTCGATCAGCGTCTCGGTGTTTTGCTGGACCACGGCAACGACGGCCCCGGTCGCCAAGCCGGTCAGCGTGACGGACGGCGCAATCAACGGCTCGTCAGTGATGGTGAGCCAGATTTCTAGGCTCGTCCATGCGCTGACGCCGACGACGGAGCCGGTCGCATTTTCTGCTGCGCTACACACGGCGATGCCTTCACCGGGGCGCAGGACGACGCCCGCGTTGTTCTTGGTCCCCAGCAGGTTGATCTGCCGCAGGAAATATGGCCCGCCGTCAGGGAATAGCTCAGTCGCTCCAACGCGAAGCTCGGGGAAGCAGACTCGATAAACCGGGCCAGCAAAGTCTTTCGTGTGGAGGTAATTGAATCCCTTCGGCGTTCCTGCGCTTGATTCTTGGATGTATGATTGTGGCACGCCGCTGGGGAGGATGGCGACGTTCGCAAACGCGGCGACCTTGGCCGTGTCGAGCGTCGGGCTTGCCGTGTCGTTTTTGATTGGGGTCAGGCGCATGGCCGGCGCGATTGCAGCCGGGTCGATCGATCCAACCGGGACGACTTGCAGATATGGGGTGTCCGTGCTTCCGAGTTCAGACAGCCGGATGTTCAAGACCTCAACCACGACGCCCGAGCCGGTGCCGTTATTGATCGACAGCATCGACAGGCCGCCGCAGAGCGCCCAGGTGTAGCAGCGCAGCGTATAGCACCGCGTCCCGACACGGACATCGGCGCTCACTTCCATGGGGACGGTGCTGCGATCGTTGGACGGGACGAGCGCCAGACACTCGCCCTCGCGCAAAACGTAGGCCTCCAGGCTCGATGAGTACATCCCACGCTTGCCAAGGAGCGTCGCCAGCTTCCCGTGCTGAACCATTGAGGCGGCATCATTGAATCCAACCGCAGTAAAATTGCGGTTGATATACAGGCGGCCAAGGGTCGAGGGCGAATCAAGCCCAGCAAGCGTCCATGCCGTTACCTGCGCAGGGAGTGCCGAGCTGTTGGTGTCGTTCTCGGTGAATGCGACCGGCTCACCGCCGCCGCCAAGCGTTCCGCGCTGGACCTGGACAAATTGCTGGCCGCGCAAGATTGCGCCGGATGCGCCTTGGCAGGATGTCAGCACATCAACGTCGATTCGCTGGACCGTGACCTTGCGACCGCTGCCGTTGAAGTTTTGGAGGGCGATAATGGCCTGGCCGCTTTGCGCTGACCACTCCATCTTTCCGCCGACGCGGTAGGTCGAGAGCGTCACTCGGCACCGCCTTCAAGCGGCGACCATTCAGCGATGTCTTCCGGAGCGACCTTCAGTCCGTTGACCTCGAAGATGGTCCCGTCAAATACGGCGATGCCGATTTCGATGAAACGGCCCCTGACAGCCACTTTCTGCCCCGCTGAAGGCAGGGCCGTAGATGGCTCGGTCCATTCCATGGGTTACGACGCCGCGTCGGTAAACTCGATCATTACGTCGACCACGCCGATGGCGTTCGCGCCCGGCTGGCGCACGCTGACGCCCTGGCCTTCGCGCAGGACAATCGGCTCGATGTTGGTGTCACCATATCCGGCGTCCCATATTTTGCCCAGCTCGGGCAAGCATTCGAGTTCGTCATTGGTGCCGGTGCCGACCGCAGGCTCGTCGCCAGACCACAGGATGCGGCGAAAGAGGTCGGTGACGGTATCGGTCGGGCCGGTGGCGGCGGTCACCTGAGCGGGCAGGTTGCTGCTGTTGGTGTCGTGCTTGACGGGGGTCTGCGCGGTGCCGCCTGTGCTGGCAGTGATTCGGCGCAATTCGCACGCGGTCATCACGCCGGTCACGGCGCCGGTCTGATGGTTGAGCATCCACACGCGATAGACGCGCAGAACGCGGCCAGAGCCGGAGCCGTTGAACAACGACAAGAGCGACTTGTTCGAGGCGAACGCGGTGCCCTGGACGGTGACGGTGAAGGTTGCGGCCATAGATCAGCCCATCACTTTCTTAATCGCTTCGGCCTTGGCGATGACCGCGATTGCCGCGTCGGCTTGGTTCCTCAATCCTTCGTACTGTTCGGCCAGGGCGGCGATCACGGCCTTGGCGTCTTCAACCGCCTGCTTGCTCGTGGTCAGTTCGGCATCGAGAGCGGCAAGGGCCGCGCGGCCATTGGCGGTCAGATTCTCGGCCTCGGTCTTCGCGCGTGCGACGATCTGCTCGGCTTCGGCCTTGGCGTCGGCCACTGCTTGGGCTGCGGATCCCAGCGCCTTGGCAACGCGCTCGTCTGCGCGCTTGATGCGGTCTGCGCATTCCGCCTCGATCGCTTCGGCGCCCTTGCGATAGTCCTCGATCCTGGCCAGACTTTCGGCTTCCGCCTGCTCCAGGTTGTTCAGCTTGTCGGCTGACTTGACCAGTTCGATGATGAATTCCGCGCGCTGCGCTTCGGCTCGCAGGTGCTTCGGTAGGTCGATGGGCATGGCCGGCTCACTTTCTGATGGCGAGGAGGATGATGGTCAGGGCGGTGGTCCCATCGCCAGCAGTGATGCGCGGGCGGAACCAGCGGGTGGCTTCGGACACAGCCTCTATCTTGGCGGCGGTTACGTCCAGCGCATTTCCCTGAGGGTCGGTGAGCGTGGCGTAGTCGGAGTTCGACGCCGGGGCGGCCAGCAGCGAACCCTCGCAGCGGGCATTACCGCCGACGCCAAAGGTGCCCAGCACCTGCACGGAGCGATCGGGGAAGGCTGCCAGGTCGATCGCATCGCCGCTTTCGCCGTTGACCAAGTCCCAGCGGTAGATCACCGCATTGCGGTACGCCGAGCCGGCGGGCAGGTTGATGAGGGTCGCGGTCGTGGCCATGGCTAGGCTCCGGTCTGTGAGGGTTGGGCTTGCTGTTGCTGCTGTTCGGCTGCGGCGGCCTGCATCTGCTGCTGCTGGAGCATCGCCATCGCCTGCTGCGCGATCTGCGCGAGGGCCTGGATCGATTCGGGCGCGAGAGCCTGCACGCCGAGTTCCTGCGTCGTCTGGGCAAGATCCCCCACGAGCGCATTCGGGTCAGGCTGGATCAGGTCTGCGACCTCTTCGTCGCCCAGGGCGGTGCCCATCAGCTTGACGATCGCCTTGGCCGGGAATCGGGCACCAGCGCGAGCGCCGGCATCAAGCAGGCGGGCGATGTTGTCCATGCGCTTCGACTGGTCGAGGCGCTGGCTGATATTCACGTCCGGAACGATGTGCAACCACTCGTACTGCGCCTTCCGCTGCTCGTAGTCGGCAGGCCAATACTGCGCGGCGAGCGGTCCGGCGAACTGAACCGCCGTGTCGGTGCCGACGTACTTCAGCATCAGGCGGTCGATCTTCTTGACGAGCTTCACCAGCGCGCGGTTGATGATGCCTTGGCGATGTTCGGTGAGGATCGAGGCGCCAGACGCGGCCACCTGGACCTCGCTGCTAAACTTTGCCGAGCCCATTCCGCCCTTAGCGGCATCAGGGAGCGCGGCCATCATCGCCAGCTCCTGGTCAAAGCGGTAAACGTCGTACTCGTCGGCGCGGTACTCATGCGTACCGACCAGCGGCATGATCGCCTGGCGAATGTCGCGGCCATTGAGCGGGATCGCCACCGATTCGCCGGGGCGCGCCTTCACAACCTGATCCATGACCGTTTCGGACACCTGGGCAGGGTCGTAGGCCCACCGCGGTTGGGCTAGATCGCGGGCGATTTCCTCGGCGCTGCGCAGTTCATTGCGGCCCTTCTGGGCCTTGCGCTGAAGCTGCGTGTCGCTGAAGCCGGCGAGGCGGCCAGAGCGGCGATTGAGGACGATCGGGACGAACGGGAAGCCGTCTTCGTCCTCGTCCATTGGATACTTCGCCGCCGGATAGGCCAGCCCCTCGACCAGCACCAGCACCTGCCGGCTCTCTGCGTCGTAGATTTCGCAGACCAGCAGCAGGTCATCGTCCTTGCCGCGCGTGGTGGCTTGCGGATCGCGAGTGTTCGCGCTGACAGATGCCCGGCTCTGCTTGTCCTGAGCGTTCTGCTTGAGCCAGCGGCCCTGCTCGTCCAGTCCGTAGACCTGGGCACTGCCAAGCTCGTCGGGGTTGATATGTTCCCACTTCGACAGGATCTCGGCGCGCGACATGAGGATGTCTTGACGCTGCCAGGCTGCGCTGTCGACGTTTTCCGGCCCGGTGACACGTGGATCGCAGCGCCATTGCCGTGCGGGCACACCTTCGATCAGCAGCCCCTGACGGATCCACAGCTTCGGCTTCTGCGTGGCGACCATCAGGTCGCGCAGTTCCTGGTACTGGTAATCGGTCTTCGTGAATTCGCCGCGACTGTATTGCTCGGACAACATTGCCAGCCGGGCGAAGCTCTCCTGGTCGTCGGTCAGACGCTCCTGGCTGACAGCATCGTCCTCCAGCCGCGACTGCCACATGACCTTGAGAATCGCGATCGGGTAATGGCAAGCGTCCTGCACCCACGCCTCAAGCGTGGTCTGGAAGTCGATCTCTCCAAGGTAGGTATCGGACAGCACCTCGAGCGTCGATGCCAGCCCGCGCGCCTGCCGCTTGAATTTGACCACTTGAGGATTGACCGGCTCGCCTGGCTCCGGCTCGACCATCGCGCGCACCTTGCGCTTGAGCGATGAGAACTCGGGAACCAGCATGGCCACGGTCTGCGTGGCATTCCGGTAAATGTGGTTCGTCGTGTTGGCTGAGTCGTCTTCGTTTTCGGCTTCGCTGCCGCCGTCGATCGCCTCTTCATCCAGGTCGACCTGCTTACAGAGGTCGTCAAAAGCCTTGTAATTGCTGGTCTTGGTCAGCCAGTGCGTGACCAAAGCCTGCAATTCTTCCGGCGTGTCGGTTTCTTCCCGATCCGCCGCCAATGTCCCCGACTCCCGCGCCTCTTCGATTGAGGCGACGGGATCAGAAGACATCTGCAATGGGCTGACCAGCTCGGCACCAAGCGCCGGCTGGTCAGTGACCATTTCGTCCACGTTCAGGCTCCGATGGCGCGAATGTAGATGTTGGTGTTGCTGGGCGTGCCGGTAGCGTCCTGGGCGTACCACAGGGCGTCACCGCTCTGGGGCAGCTCACGGATCAGGAACTGCACGGTGGCGGTCGCGTAGGTGAACAGCGACTTGGGCACCACGAAGTGGACCTGGAGGGTGGCGTTGGCCGGTCCCTTGGCGGCAGCGGCCAGGGTGACGCGGCAGAGGCCGCCGTTGCTCGAAACCGAGAAGTCCGTGGTCGGCACCAGGAAGTCGTCGAGCATCGTGATCGCCGCGCCCGAAGCGGTGTTGACGTACGGGGCGTCGACCGTCAGCGAGGTGGTCGAGGCGATTGTCTGGACCGTGCGGCGTTCGCCGTTGATCAGGATCTCGCTGCCGACCTTCAGTTCGGTGGTGAACGAGGTGCCGGTGCCGGTCACGGTCGCCGAGTTGGCGGTGACGGCGGCGGTGCCGGTGCGGGTCGACTTGTCGATGCGCAGCAGCCAGTTGTTGTTGCTCAGGGCAACGTGGGCGATGCCGGTATCGTAGACGGTCGAGCTGCCGTCCGTGCGGAAGTCCTGGCGATTGCTGTTGGCCATGCCGTTCAGCGTGGCCGACCAGAGCGTGCCGCCGCCGGTGGTGCCGGCGCGTTCGATCTCAAGCTCAATCGGGCCCATCAGGCGCGACTGCTTGAAGACCGGGAACGGGCTTACGGGGTAGAGGGTGGAGGCAGCGACGGCGCCCTCGACGAGGGCGAGCAGCGCGAGGGCGGGTGGGGGCATGACCAAATCTCCGAGGGAGTGGTTAGGGTTCGGCCCCCTCCATGCCGCGGACTATTCGCGGGCCAAGGAAGCACCAAGTCCGAAGAGTTCGCCCAGCGGGACGCCGAGCGCCTGGGCAATCAGGGCGGTGGCAATAGCAGAGGGCGGGCGGGCCCATTTATCGGACCGGACGATCAGCACGTGGTTGATTCCGGCTCGCCTGGCCAGCTCGTTCTGCGTCCAGCCTCGCGCTTCTCGCAGCCGCTTGATCTCAGCAGAGAGACGGCGGCGCATGCTGTCCATGGTCGCCTCGTCTCCGCTGCCGCCAGCACCCTTTGGTCGCGAGCGGCTATCGGACGACTCCCATTCGGCCCACTTCTTGCCTTTGCGCACATGGTCGGCTCCGTCCCATACGAGCGCACCACGCGCGACCAAGATCGTCGCGTAGGCTCGGGCGCGGCTCGCGTCAGCGTTGGCCACCATCGCGATTGACTCGATCGACATGAGGCGCTTGCCGGCGAGCGACATGCACCACCTGGTGGCCATCCGAAGCGGCGCAACGTAGGGGGATCGAGTGGCGGCCATCAGTTCCTCGACGGCGACGGGGTTGCGATGAGCGACTTCCGCAGGTTCCTCCGTTCGGTCACTCCATCCAGATAGGCGCTGTGCTTGCCGGTCTTCTGCTGCTCGAGTTGGATCATGCCGCGCACGATCTCGCCAGCCTTAGCCAGCGCACCGATCGGCGTTGGCGCCTCGACCTGCCGCGACGGGTTCGGCTCGTCGTCGTTCTGTCCGCTTTTGCGTGGGAATATGACCTCACAGAGTGCCTTGCCGGAATCTTCGGCGCCGACCGTGAACGCCACGATCAGGCCGGAATCAATCGCGGCACTGAGCGCGACCACGTCTTCGAACGTGCCGGCGGTCGTTTCCTCCAGCCGCCGCTTCGCGCTCTGCCGGTCCTCCTTCGGCTCGCTGTCGCCAGCGATGATGATGCTCGGGTTGCTCATTTCTTTCTCCGTGGGGTTTGCTTGTTCAGCCGGTCGAGTTCGGCGTAGTAGTCCTCAAGCTGGCCGCCGGTCACGCGGGCTGCGTCGCCATCCGCTGCGAGCAATTCCGCTGCCGGCTCGCTCTCGCGGATCTGCTGAAGCTCAAGGAACAGGATCGCCAGTGCATCGACCTGATCGTCGTGGGCGGCGGACGGGAATGCCACCAGCTCGTCGCCGAGCGGCCCGATCCAGGCGGCCCCCTTGGGGACGTAGAACGAGCCGTTGCTCATCGCGGCCAGCAGCGGACCACGCGCGCGGGCAACCTTGTCGCCTCGACCGCTGTGGGCGACAATCTCAAGCTGGAACAGCGCGGCCTTCTCGCGGATCCGCTTCCTCAGCCATGGTTCGATCGATCGGCCAATCGGCCCGCCTTCGACCCATACCCGCTGCGTCGTCTTATGCTTGGCGGCGAAGCGCATCATCTCTTCGACCAGCTCAGCCGAATTCCATTGCCCACGGCACACGTCGAGCAGCCAGTATCTGCCGAGCTGATCCTTGCCGACGCACACGCCGACCGACCAGTCGCCGCGATCGAGGTCCGCTTCGGTGACGGCAACGTCCCACGCTTGATAGAGGTACTGGAACCGCTTGGGCGCTTCCGCTTCGTTGAGCCACTTACGCTTGAACAGGTTGCCGCCGTCGGACAGCGGCGATTGATTGAAAAGCGATTGCCAGTCGCGATCCGGCAGGTTCGCCTTTTTCTTCATCAGGTCGCGCATGCGGAACCTGCACCTCAGCCATCCGCGCTTTTGCTCGTCGAACTCGTAAAACTCTCGCGGCTGATCCTTCGTCCATTCGGCGGGGAACGTCACTTGCTCCCACTGATCGACCAAGGGGTCGTCCTCGCCGTCCTTTGCGCGCTTGAGTAGCCGGCCGCACAAGTCGTCCATGTGCCACCGGGTATGCATGATCAGAATTCCGGCGCCTGGCCCGAGTCGCGCGACTGCCGTGCCGGTGTACCAATCGTCAACGTTGTCTCTGATCGTCTTGCTGTCCGCTTCCTGGCGATCGGCGAAGGGGTCATCGACGATCACCCACATTGCCGGATTGCCAGACGCGCCACCGCCGACGCCGCGACTGATGATCTGGTGGCCGCTGGTGAGGTCCATATCTTCGATTGACTGGCTATCGTCGGAGAGACGGCAGCGCGGGAAGAATCGCTGATGCTCGGTCGAGCGCAGTCGGTTACGGACCCAGCGTGAGTTCTTTCGGCTCATGGACTGCGCGTAACTGGCCATCAGACCGTCCCACTCGGGGCGACGCCCAGCCATCCATGACGGGAACGCGCGAGAAACGATCGTCGTTTTGCCGCACTGCGGAGGGACGTGAACCATCAGGCGCGGGCTTTTGCCTTCCTCGATTGATTCCGCGAATGCCTGCAACCTTTCACACAGCGTGACCTGCCATGCCGACAGTTCAAAATCGGGATAGCAGGTGCGGCAGTAGTCGACGAACGACCGGCGATAGAGTTCCTGCTCGAGCAAGAGTCGCTCGTGGTAGTCAATCGCCTCTTCGGTGAGTTCGGCGACGGCGACCACCTAGATCTCCGCGTCCCACTGCTTTCGCAGCTCGGCGCGCTCGGCCTTCAGCCTTTCCGCCATTTCCACTCGCTGCTCGTCGTTCTCCGGCCAGTCGTCGAATGGCTCTCTTCCTTCCAGTCGCCGCGCTCTGATGCGCGGCTCTCCGCAGACGTGGTTTGTGTCGTCGTCGCCGTCGTCGTCTTTCGGGTTCGCGCGAGTCCACTCAGCCCAGCGATTGCAGTCACAGCCCCAGTTCCCGTCGTTCCATTGGTAGTTGGGCCTCGATATAATAATCATGTAAAGCATCCTCCGTGATGACAACGATCCTCCTGGACGTCAAAAATCGTTGTCTGGTTTTTACGGTAAAACTCACGATCACGCAGCATGGGCCAAGAAACACTGGCCGATATGTTCCCCGCCTCCCGCGCCCGGTCCTCAATCTGCATCGCAATGTCGAACAAATCGGGATGTTCGATGCGCAACCCCTCCCATTCATGCGCCCTTAGATTGGGGCACATAAAACACGATGACTTGCCAACTGTGATCCCTTGCTTGCTGCAAATTGCCTCACATCCAAGTCTGTCGATCCCCCAGGCGACCAGCGGATACCATGCCGTCATCCCCGGATCATCTCCGCGCTGGCATGCCTTGGTGATTCTGCTAATTTCCCCTGCATCATATCCCACGGCAAATGCACCATGGTCAAAACCGCGTTCCTTGCGCCATTTCTCCATCGGTTGAATTTTCCATTTACTTGTGCAGCCTGCATTCCCGTAGGCTTTGCTTGGCAGGTAGCCAGACCGCAGGCATTGCGCATGCAGTGGTTCAAATCTTGAGAACACAACAACGTCCCCGTCATCTGATGTTGCTGTCGCATCTACGTCATCGGGCCTGACGCTGACCCCTGGATGGATTGGCACGGGTTCTTTCCGAATCCATCTAACCACGGTTAATTCACACCATCCATCGCACCATTGCCGCATGCGCTCAACATGGTCTAACGTCCCCGGCATTTCGCTTCCGGTGTCCGCGAACAGTATCCAATCAGGACGCAAACCACGGTTACGGCATTCAATTATAACCGCTGTCGAATTAAGGCCTCCACCAAAATTGATCCCCCAAGGCGACGCTGGCGGGGTCAATGACATTCCCAATGGCAAAAGATTCATGACACGGCCCAACAAGGCGATGGACCGGAGCCGCTTTCAGCGGCCCGGTCATCTTTGGCGTTGGGCATCGGAACATCGGAACATACCAAACGGACCTCAACACAACCAAGCCACTTCCGCCACGGGTCGCCAGGATTCCAATTCCCCTCAGATGCATTTTTTATGTCTTCCCATTCATCTTCTGGCGGTATTTCGGTCGTATCTTCAACCTTGGCCAACATCAATTTTCCATCGCGCAGTTCTGCTGCCGTTTCCCAGTTATAAGCGGCCTCGATCACTGCCCGTTCCGGCGTGTCCTCGCCTTCCAGTTCATAATCTGGATACGTTGGATTGCCTAGATCATCCAGCAGCATCGGAATATAGTTGATCCGTGTACTCATAGTTTATCTCCTTGAATGTTATTTGATCGCCCAACAGGGCGCTGAACGGGAGCGCTATGCGCCCCGTTAGCTTCGACGTTGGCAGTGTGATCTGGATCCGTGTCCTTCGGGAATGTAGGCCACTTAATCCGGCACGTCTTGCCGGTGTAGAGGTCCATCAGCTCGATGGCGACGGTTGGGGATTGGCGCTTAGGCAGAGGGCTCACTTCTTCCCCCTCAGCTCATCGAGTCTCTTCCGCAGCACTTCGGTCGGGATCTGCGCCAGGTCCGCTCCCAGGCTGTTCCCGTCCTTGTCCGCGTGGTGGATCTTCTTGATCGTCAGGCCGTCCATGTCATTTAGCACCTTGATCGCGCTGATCTGGTCGCGGTGTTCTGACATCTCCGTCTGTGCAATCCGCGTCAGATGCTCGCGGCGCTGCTGGGCCGTCATGATCCGCGCGGTGCTGGCCTTCTCGCGAGCTGCGTCGAGCCATTGCCGGACCTCATCATTCTTCATCAGTCTCGATGCGGTGTTTCCCAGTGATTCATCGGTGCCCGTGTACCCGGCGCGGCGCGCTGCTTCCGTCTGGCTGATGCCAGTGGCCAGGTGTTCAGCGAACGCTCGGCGTCGAGTCCGTGCTGATGCGGGGTCTTTGCGTGCGCTCATTCCTGACTTTCCAGTGTGATAATGATGCGCAGCGGATTCCCCTTCGCCGCTGCGGCTCCGACAGCCGACACAAACGCGCGAGCCTCTGCCGCCTGCGCGGCTCCGCGCTCATTGGATTCGTGGTACTTCACCAGTTCATCATGCTCTTCTTGGTTGCGGCTGGCCGGCCTGAGAAGCAGGTACTTCAGCAGGTACGCTACGGTGTCCTCCAGCTTCTCCTGGAGAAGTGAGTGCGTCAGTCCGCCGCACTCAGTGATGAGCCGTGGGTGTAGCTCGTCTCCGATTTGCATCTTCATTTGACCCGCTCCTTCTCGATATTCTCCAGCAGGCTGTCGACCAGTTCGCGCCCCAGCTGCTCGGGATCGATATTCGACTCGAATGCTCCCTGGCAATCGGCGGTGTTGGCGTATCCGTTCTTTGAGAAGTCAGACCCCGGCGTCAGCAGCATCACGCGCACCTGTCCGCTGTTCTTCGCGGCGGCAACGCTGGCTCCGAGCGTGACGTTCTTTTCGCGGAGTCGGCGTTCGGCAGCGGCGAGGACTGTCTTCCGGTAGTGCCAGGGCACCTCCGGCGCTTCCGGTTCCTCGCCCGGCTTGTCGTGTAGGTGGCGGAGATATTCGTCGCGGCTGGGCATTTTGTCCTCCGAGTCGGGGGCTGGCCGAGTCTAGCTGCTGTCTGCGGGATTTCCAGAGGGGCGCATCATTCGCCGGCTGGCGGGGCGCCGGGGCGGGAAATTAACTTGCGCCCGCCGTCCCGTTGCTACTATCGCGAAACATAGCCGGCCAGGGCTGGCTCTAACCTAACCCCAACCGCAGGCAATGCCTGCAAAGGAACCCCCGTGACCACCGCCGCCCCCTACTCCCTCAAAACCGACCTGACCGAAGTCCGCATGGCCGCAGAAGGCGGTCGGCAACCGATCCGCGAAGCGATCGCCGAGTGCGCGCACTACGGTCGCTGGTCGGACACCAGGATTGCCGCTGTGAGCCTCGCGCTCGGCCTCGACCCGCTTGGCGACTGCCAGCCTCGGCGCTGTGGCTGGGACGACTGACGCTCCTGCCGCGCAACATTCCACTTGCTTCTCCCGGACAACACCTAGGAATCCCGGCCATGCCGAAGACCAAGCCCACCCCCACCCCGCCCACCGCCGCCGAGTTCCGCGCGGCATTTGAAGCCAGCGGCAAGACATGGCGCGCGCTGGCGAAGGAAGTCGAATGCTCCTGTTCGACCATTTCGCACGCGACTCGCGGGTTTTTCCCGCGAAATCCGCACATTCGGGCGGCGCTGCTGCGGGCGGTGGGGCTGTGACCCGCTGCGCCGTCCACGGTTGCGAGTACGAGGCACGCGATGGCCGAGCATATTGCGACGAGTGTATCGGTCAGGGCGCGGAAGCGTACCCGCTCGTCGATCCTGATCGCCGGCCAAGGCGATACGCCCTCCCGTTGGCCTTGGTTTTGGCCGTCCTGTTGACAGTCGCCGCGCTGATTTTCAGCGGCAAGGCCAGCGGCGCTGACTGCCCGGATTGGGCGCTGCGCGGCATCATGGCTGCCGAGACCTCCAGCCATTTCCGTGCTGATGGATCGATCAACTACGTCAACCGCAACCGTGGCCGTGCCGGTGAAGTCGGCATCACGCAGGCGATGCCGGCGACGTTGCGCCTGCATGGTTTCTCGCCGTCGTTCTTTGAACAGGACCGCGCCTACGCGATCCGCGCAACCCGCGTGATCCTCGGTCGATATTTCGACCGCACCGGGAGCTGGCTGGATGCCGTGGCCATGTGGCACCGGCCAAACGATTTCCGTTCACCCAAGGCCCAGCGGTACGTCGAGCGCGTGCTGGCTGCGGGCCGCTGATCAACCACCACTCAAGGGACAGCATGAAACTTCGCATCACCCTCAAAGATCCTGATGGCATTTATGAATCGCTGAACGACGCGGCGGCTGAGTCGGTCCCCAGATCACTTGGCCTGTCAGATGGCGAAATGGCGGACCTTACGGAATCACGGCGAGAAACACTGCAGCATGCAGTGAAGCCGTGGGTGAAGTATGGGGAATACGTCACGATTGAAATTGATACCGACGCAAAAACGGCGACTGTCGTTCCTCTCTAACCGCGCAAACTGATCCAAAGGATAACCACATGCCCGCAAGCGTGATCAAGCGCCCCCCCACCATATCAGACCGCCTGCGTTGCCTGGTCCGTCGCGAGATCGACGCCGGATCGACCCTGCGCTCAATCGCAGCCCGCGCCGGCCTGTCGCCTAGTCGCGTCTGTGAATTTCTCCAGGGGAAAGGATGCACCCTGGAAACCGCTGAATCACTCGCCCGCGCGATTGGCAGGCCGCTGCGGATCTAGGGCGGATCTGCCGCTGGAAGTTTCCGCTTGCATGTGTTCCGCTATCGGTACACCTAGCCCCAGGAGAGAGACATGAACCAAATCACTGACCAGGTGCCGACGAGGGAGGACGCCGCCAAATTCATGACCAATGCCGCCGAGGCTCGCCGCAGGCTCCGCGCTTCGCTGCCTGACTGGCGCCGGCACTTCGCGGATCTGCTCGACTGCGTGCCCGAGAAACACCGGCTGGAGGCCGCTGCGTCTGCGTCCCTGCTGCTCTCTGCACTGGTCGCTCGCACGCTGACCGACCCACTGAAACTCGCGAAGGAGGCGAACGCTGCGCACGCCGAGGAAGTCGAATTCATCCATTCACTTGCGCCGACGGGCTGACCGTCCTAGCGGGCTTGGCCCGCAGCGCACCGCACCCCGGCTCTGCGGAGGAACCGGACCTTCCCTCAACCAACCGGCCCACTAGGAGGGGCCACGCATGAACGCACCCGCAACCATAGAACCCCAGGACATCGCGCCGACGCTGGCGACCGTGCTTCGGCACGTCGAACTGGTCGAGCAAGTCCTGCACAAGGTCATGAAGGAGGGCGCGCATTACGGCGCGTCGTTCCCTGGCGACACGAAGAAGAACCTGCTCAAGCCCGGCGCAGACAAGCTGTGCTTGGCGTTCCAACTTTCACCAAGCTTCGTCGTCGAAGAGCGCGCGTTGCCGGGCGAACACCGCGAGTATCGCGTGACTTGCCGGCTGGCGCTGCCGAGTGGCCGAGTCATGGGCGAGGGTCTAGGCACCTGCTCGACGATGGAAAGCAAATACCGCTGGCGCAATTCACGGGCGAAATGCCCAGAGTGCCAGAAGGAAACGGTGATCAAGACCAGCCGTGGCTACTGGTGCCCACCGGACAAGGGCGGTTGCGGCGCCAATCCGGCGGCATCAGCGATCGAAGGCCAAGTGCGCGGCAAAGTCGAGAACCCCGACATCGCCGACGTGTTCAATACCTGCCTGAAGATCGGCAAGAAGCGGGCCTACGTCGACGCCACCATCACCGCGACGGCGGCGAGCGACCTGTTCACTCAGGATCTGGAGGACATCCAGGCGAACGCTCAAGCTGCCGAGAAGGAGGCTGCGGAGCGCCATGCGCAGCGCGCGGAGCAGACTGCCGCCGCAGCGCCACCGATCCAGCCGCAGCAGCAGGCCAAGCCAGCAGCGCCAGCCCCCACTGCTACCGGCGGCGATCCCATGCAGGCGGCCTACCGCGCCGTGCAATCGGCCCTCGGCGTGAAGGCCGCGACCCGCGTGTGGCAGGCGCATAAAGCCAGCGAACAACGCGACGAGCGGCTGCGCGTGCTGACCACCATCGGCGAGGCGTGCCAGCGCATCGTCGCCGTGCTGGGTGGCGATGCCGGCGGACAACTGATCCAGGATGAGGTCGATGCCCACGGCAACGACCAGATGACGCCCGACCAGGTGAAGTCGCTGGTCGACCGCCTAGTGAAGCAGTCGCATGGCGAGGTGCTGCCATGACCGCCGTCACCATCAGCAGCCCGGTTCCGGCGGTCTCGGTCCTCGTCTCTGACGAGGCGCTGAACCGGATCGATGTGGCCTTGCATGCCTCGGGCGTGATCGCGTCGATCCCTGACGGCGACGAGATGGCGTTCAAGAACGCCGATGCCGCTTATCAGCAGCTCCAAACACTGTCGCGCGAGATCGAGAAATCGCGAGAGACGCTGAAGAAGCCGGCGCTCGACTTTGGCCGGTCGCTGGACGCCGCCGCCAAGGAAGCGGTCGCACCGATCGAGGCCGAGAAGTCCCGGCTGGGCGCTGTGATCAAGGATTGGCAGAAGCGCGAAAATGCACGCCGCGAAGAACTGGCACGTAAGGCCCGCGAGGAAGCCGAGCGCCAGCGCCAGGAGCAGATTCGCCTTGAGCGTGAGCGCGAGGAAGCCGCGCGCTTGGCGGCACTGCCCAAGGACGATCCGGTGCCCGGCGAAGACCCGGTGCCGGTCGATGAGCCAACGGTGGCGTTCGTCGCGCCCGAAAAGCCGGCGGTGCCGATCCAGCCGGTCTACGTGCCGCCGCCGGTCAAGTCGTCGGTGCGCGAGAAGGTCAGCAAGGTGCTGGTCATCGAAGACGCCGCCCTGATTCCGCGCGAACTCAGCGGCGCTGTGCTGCTGGTCCCAGATGAAGCGCAAATCAAGCGGCTGCTTACGGCCGGAATCAAAGTCCCAGGCTGCCGCCTGGATGAATTGGTCGGCACTGCCCCGACCGGGAGGAAATCATGAGCGTTGCCATCAACCGCGTGCTACTGGCGGGCAACCTGACCCGCGACCCGCAACTGCGACAGGTCGGGCAATCCGCCGTCGCCAACTTCGGCTTGGCCGTCAACCGCCGCTTCAAGGGCGCTGACGGCGAGCCAAGGGAGGAGGTGACCTTCATCGACATTGAGGCCTGGGGCCGCACTGCCGAGCTGGTCGGCCAATACCTGACCAAGGGACGCGCCGCCTTCATCGAGGGCCGGCTCAAGCTCGACGCCTGGGACGACAAGGACGGGCAGAAGCGCCAGAAGCTTAAGGTCGTCGCTGACGGTGTGCAGTTCTTGGATGGCGGACAGCGCGATGGCGGCAAGCCGGCCGCGACCGATGCGGAGCCGGCGCAGGAGAAGCCGACAAGGGCGACGCCCGGCGTATCGACCAGCAACCACGACGAACCGCCGTTCTAGGAGTACCCATGACCTTCGCAGAATCCAAGATCGTCGTCGTCCCCTTCGGCCAATACCGAGGGCGGACGCTGGACGACATCGCCCGCACCGATGAGGGCCTGCTTTACCTCGACTGGCTCCGTGGCCAGGGCGTGCAGAGCGAGCCGCTCAAGACCGCGCTCGACACCTACCTCGATGACGCCGGCATTGCGGCGGATTTGATGAAGGTGGTGCGGCCATGATCCGGATTCGCTCCGAAGGCACCGCGCTCCGCGTCGATGTCGATATTCCCAGCAACCTAAACGATGGGAAGCTCGAGTGTTATCCGCTCAAGACTGAACTTGGCGGCAGCGACGTAGCTGTCAGGGCGCTCGCTATCGCCATGCAGGAAAAGCTGGATCAAACAATTCAGCTGATTCGCAAGGAGGCATACCGGCAGGGCGCTCGTGATCGGGCGATGCGCGCAAATAGTTTCACCTGCGTCCTTCGTGCGGGAGTTCACAGAGGGGGTTGCTGGTGAGCCATTCCCTCCCTTACTCCAACCCCACCACCAGCCGCGCGGCGCTTATAGAAAAGTGGAAAGGCGATCGCGTTCAATCTTACGTCAAATCGTGCGGGTGCGTTCTAAAAAAGACAAAGGCATATCGTGCATGGAGAGGGATTCGTTATCGCTGCACTGTCAGAACGGCCCACAATTATTCAGATTATGGTGGTCGCGGAATAAAGGTCTGCGAAGCATGGCTGTCGTCATTTGCTAATTTTTTTGCCGACATGGGGGCGCCTTTGCCTGGTCAGTCTATCGACAGGATTGATAATTCCGTTGGCTATTTCCGGGAAAATTGCCGCTGGACCGACTCTTTTACGCAAGCACGTAACAAAAGAAATAACGCCTATGTGACCGCCTTCGGGGAAACGAAAAGCTTGTCTGCATGGGCGGAAGACGATCGATGCGTCGTCAAGTTGTCTGCATTAACTAAACGGATTAGGTGTATGGGGTGGGATGCAGAGAGGGCGATAATCACGCCAAGGGCTAACACAGGACCGCGTGGTGCGGATAGCTGGTGCGCCGACCGCCGAACCCACAACGGAGAATCCAATGCCATCGCGTAGCTCCAAGTCCCGTATCTCGCAACGTCGCGGCGACCAATTCGAGCAAGTCGTCGTCCAGCACCTGCTCTATCACGGATGCAAGCTGGTCGAGCGGATCGCCACGCCGACGAAAGTCTTCCGTGGGCGAACCATTCGCACTAAGGCGGTGAGTGGTGACATCAAGGCAATTCTGCCACCGAACGGCAAGGCTGTTCACGTTGAGTGCAAGTATCGGCCTGGACGCCCGGTGCGCTTCTCTGACCTTGAGTTGCACCAGGTCCGCGCGCTGGACGAGGCCGACGCTGCCGGCGCGATCGGCGTGCTGGCGGTCTTTGACGCGAACCAGACGCACCTGCTCAACTGGTACTGCCTCCGCCTGCGTGAATTCGGTCCGGGCAAGAGCATCCAGCACCACTGGCTGGGCCAGTGTCCGGCGTTTCCGCCGCTGCGGGATACGCCGCCGGATCTGGACAGATGTGAACTGTAAAACTTCCGACTTGCGTAAACATTTACAGGGCTAACATCCGGTCATGAGCTACGCCAAACTCTTCTCGTCGATCACCGAGTCGTCGCTTTGGTCCGCGTCAAAAGAGACGCGCCTGCTGTTTCTGTCCATGCTTGCCCGCGCAAATGCCGTGGGCTTTGTCGAGGCCAGCGTGCCAGGGCTGGCGCGCATCAGCAATCTGACGCTGGAAGAGACGCAGCGCGCGCTGGACGAGCTTTGCGCGCCCGACCCTTACGACAAGAGTGGGAATAACGAGGGGCGACGCCTGGTGAAGCTCGACGGCGGCTGGGGACTGGTCAATTACGAGGTTTACCGGAACCGGCGCGACGAAGAAGAGCGGCGAGAATACATGCGGGAATACATGGCGCGCTACCGCAAGAAGAAGTCCGAGGGGGCGGTTGGCGCTGTTAGCTCTGTAAACTCCAGTAAACCACAGTTAGCCCAAGCAGAAGCAGCTCCAGAAGCAGCTCCAGAAGCAAAGAACGCGAACGCGCGCGCGCCCGAGGCCCGTCCCTCCACCGACGCGGAGCGATGGCCATACGTCCAATCCGAGCCCTGGGCACAGACCCTCAAGCGGGTAGGTCGGGTCAAAATCGGCCCGCAGAACTGGCCGGCGTGGAAGACCCTGCTGGACGAGTGCTTCCGGGGCGATCCGGCTGCGCTGGCCGCGTTCGCCGCGAAACTCGACCCCGAGAAGCGATGGCCCGATCACGTTGAGGCCGAATACCGCAAACGCCGCCCTGACGCGCTAGCTCAGGCCGAAGGCCGGAAGGTGGTGATCCTGTGAACGCGACGACCAACCCCTGGGACATCCTGCGGCCGCAGCCGGTGCCGGCTGAGTACGCCGACGCCGAACTATCACCGGCCCTGCGGAACATTCCGGCCAAATGGCGCTCAATCCTCCTGGTCGGGCCAGCTGGAACTGGCAAGACCAGGCAGCTCTGGGCGCTTCAGCGGAAGCACGTCACCGGAACCGAATGGCCGGGCCGGCACAAGGTTCACGTCATCAGCGAGTGCGGGGACATCGACCGCTACCGCTTCGAATGGGATTGGCTTACCGCGTGGGCGACGTTCCCCGGCGTGCTGTGCGTGGACGACATCGGATACCGCAAGCCGCAGGAATGGACGGTGCAGGCGGTCTACCACCTGGCCACCGAACGACGGAAACATGCTCGCCGCACGATCTGGACGACCAACCTGGACCGTGGCCGCCTTGCCGACGCCTATGGCGAGCCGGTCATGTCGCGGCTGGCCGGCGGTGCGGTGATCGACACGGGCGGCGAAGACCGCAGGCAGGTGAAACCATGACCCCCTCATCCCGCTACCGCTCTGGCGATCGGCGGCATCCCGACGCCGTGGCCTACCACGCCACCGTCCGCGAACAGCGACGGGCCAGACGAGCGGCTAGGGCGATTGCCGAAGGCAGGCCCGTAGGACGAACCGGGCGCCCGCCCGCTACCCTGCCTAGGGTCAAGGCGAGATCGTCGGCGGGAGGGGCCAATCCGGCCAAGCGGCGGGGCCGTAGCTGGCGCTGGTCGGGGATCGTGACCTACCGGGACGGGGAACCGACGCGGCGGCGGGAGTGGGTGACGCCATGACCTGGTCCAAGCCCGAACTCTACCGCCTCCAGGCGTCGCGCACTGAGCAATGCCGCGAGGAATGCCGCAACGGAGAGCGCACCTGCGGGAAGTCGACCGGCACGCCGCACCTGGCCGGCTGGCGGCTCGTCACCCAATTTGTCGTTGGCGGAAAAGTAACGAGCGAGCGCGAGAAACCCATTTGCACGAACGCGGCGGCGAGCTGGTGCAGGCGCACCGGGTATTGCCATGAGATTTTCAACCCGAAGGACAAAACATGATCGACATCACCAAACAATACCAAACCCGCGACGGGCGGAAGGTCCGCATCCTGTGCACGGATGGGCCGGGCAATTACCCAGTGATCGGGCTGTTGGGCGGACGGAAGATAAAGGAAATAAATAAATGCCGAGTTCATCAGCCAAGCCCGTAAAAGCTAATAAAAACCACATTTGCGTGTGGTGTAATGAAAAAATATCGGCTGGAAGTTTTTATGTTTGCGTGTCATGGGTTAACGAAGACGCCCATGGGCGAGAAAAGTTTCATGCTGAATGCATGGTGGCATATAATGCGACCGACCATGACACCATTGAATGGTGGTATGATGAATATTGTATTCCTAAATTTATGCGGGGTCATACCCATGAATCAGGATATACGTCGCATGATTGCCCAGGATGTTGTTCATCGCCTGCGTGTAGTCCGCCCAACCCATCCTGGTCCTTGCCGGAATGATTAGCACTAGTCACCGATTTTCCGGATTGCCCCCAAGCGCCGCCGTGCCGCTTGCGGGGCAGATCGTTGACGTGATCAAGGCCGGGAAGTTGCCGGGGCTTGCCGTTACCTATGAACTCGACGCCCTCCGCGCCCAGGTCGCCGCGCTGGAGAAGGAGCGGAGAGTCTTGCGACAGGCAGTGCGCGACTGCGCAAGAACCCTCCAGCACAACCTCAGCATGTGGGCAATCAAGGATGAGCAGATGATGATGCGCTCACTTGAGCATGCTTGGAGTGTGGTGGGACGCGAGTTTTGCGAGCAAGGTCAACCGACTAAAGCCGAGTCCGACCGCGACCACCTGCTGGCGCTGCTGTGGGAGGCGCGGAAAATCCTCAAGTGGTCAATCTCTGACGAGGCGGCAGGCCTGATTGCCAAGATCGACGAGGAACTAGAGGGTAAGCCATGACCGTTTCTCCCGTGGCCTTGATAGACCACACCATCCGCAAGACCATCAACGATTGGCTTGCGTTTCACGCTCGTTTCTTGGTGGGCGCTGGCCCTATCCATCGGCGCGAACTAGAACGCTTCCGCTTTGAAGAACGGATCGTCGGCGGGTGGACCGCGCTGACACTCACGGACCACGGCAAAACCATCGCGCAGGCGCGGTATCGCCTAACGGACGATTTGATGCGACCGTGCTTTGAGTGGGAGCCGCTAGAGATCGACAAGGAGCCAGGACAATGACCCCCCGCAAAATCCTTGGCCTGCTGCTGTTCCTGCCGGTCGGGCTACCGCTGTGCTTGCTGATGTTCGCGGGCAAGCTGGCGACCGATGCCTTCGACCGGATCACGCACGCAATGAATGAATGGGTGGGGATGGAATGAGCGTCGACGAATTGCCCGCCGGTCCCGAACTCGACCGCCTTGTCGCTGAGATGGTGATGGGGTGGCAATGGGGCAAGAACCGGATCGACGCAGGCATGGATGCTTTCGGAGATTGGCGCGAGGCGCATGAAGTCGAAGGGCCAATTCGTAATCCCGGCGGATATTTTGTTCGTCACTGGTCGCCATCCACGGACATCGCGCATGCGTGGGAAGTGGTGGAGCGGATGAGCGAACTAGGCAACCCGCTGCGCCACCTGAGCGACGGAAGATCGCGGATTGGCTATTTTTTCGCCAGGTTCGGAGACTCAACGGAAGGAAACTGGCCAGCAGAAACCGCCCCGCTGGCGATATGCCGGGCGGCAATAGTCGCCCAGGCTTAGCCCCGTCCGGTCACTTCGCCGCAGCCTCCTTGCGAACCTGCCCGGCGGCGTATTTATTCGCCGCTGAGTGCAGGGACTGAATCACTTTCATTTCCATGGCGGGCGCAAGGTCGCGGCTTAGCGCGCTGCTGCTCTGAAGCAGTTCCAGCCACTTCTTCCCGGCGATTTCCTGCAAGCGGTCGTAGTCGTCATCCGACCAGCGCTGGGTCTTCCCTGCGTTCGTCCACGATCTGGACGGTGGCTGCGGCCACCAGTCATTGCCGCCGGATTCCTTCAGCTTCTCATTGTTGTCATGGATCCGCTCCATCCAGCGCAGCGCATCTGGCGACGGCTTGCCGTGCGGAGGCGTGACTAATCCGATGGCTGCCGCCAGCGGGGTGTCTTCGCGGGTCGTTTCGTTCTCGCCAAATAGGTTGCGCGCCGGCCTTCCTGCGTCGTATGCGCCGCCGAGCTTATCCTTCGGGCGCTGCATCTCCTGCGTTTCCGTGAGACGCCGATAGGTGCTGACGTAGGGGCGACCTGGGATCAGGGTTTGCGCTGCGTTTTCGGCCCATTTGCGCACGATCCCCTTCGGCTCTCCGTTCTCGTCATATTGCGGCTTGAACAGAGCCTCGATTCCGGACAGGAATTGACGCTGGATGGTTGAGTTCATGGCCTTTTCGCCAAGCGCCATGATTTCCTTTTTCGCGTCCTTGCCGCCGGAAATCGCGCGCACTGCATCGCGGAAATCGGCGTGGAGCGCAGCCGGAAGAGCGACGGGGTCGAGCCTGCTGTAATCAACGCCCAGGAACGTGCGAGGGTTCTCCGCCTTGCGCCGAATCTCACCCTCACCGCGAGACTTGCTATCGGTCGGGCTTCCGCGCAAGGCGTACTTGTCCTCCTCGTCATCATCTGGAATCAGGGCCAGGCCCATCAGGCCGAGGCCGCCAAGCAAGTAAGCGATGTTTGCGATCGCTTTTGCTGACGACGTATCCCGCACTGACTTCTCATCGGAGCGCGCGGCATCGACTCCGCGCTTCGCCGCCATCGCGACCGATCCGATCATGCCCATGGGCGACAGCTTGATGCCTTCAATGGTGAGTTGCGCGATGGCATTGAAAAACGGCATGGTGAAATACAGCGGGTTCACTGCCCACTTCGGGGCATGACCGCCAAACGTCGGGCTGCGGAGCGTGTTAATCGCGCCAACCACCCGCTTACCAACCTCGCTCTCTGGGCGACCGCGCAGGGTCAGCCAATCTGCGAATGCGCTGGCGCGCTCGATCATCTCCGCGTCAGGATTCTGGATTAGCTCGTCCATCGATTGCTGGCGGCCAGCCATGCGGCGCTCGGCGGCAGCTGATGCCAGCGCGCCATGATAACCGATCGTCCAGAACATTTCGTCCACGAAGCGGTTTGTCTCAAGGAATGGACCCATCAGCGTACGCACGAACGGATTCCGGATGGGGCTGTTCGCTCTGGTGTGGTCTTGGTCGTCAGCCTCGCCAAATGGGCGCGCATCGCGAGCCGCCTGCGGCCTGCCGGTCCACCATGCCAGCGAAGCGTTCGTGAGTCCGCGCCCAATGGCCGCAACGCTGGCTTTCGCCGCCGCAGATGCGCCGCCAAAGCTGGAAAGTTGCTCGTTCGTCAGGTTTCCGCTCAGTGCCTTTGCCGTGGCCGCTGTGACGCCCTTGAAGCCGGCAAGCGTTCCCATCAGCGGATAGCCGACCGCGTTTGCAGCAAAGCTCGCGCCGCTGAGTAGATTTCCGGCAACATAGAGGCCGAGCAGATTGCCGATGTGGAACTCTTCGCCGGCAATGTCCGCGATCTTGTCGGCCAGGCGCCCAACGCTGTAGGCGTCGGCAAAGACCTCGCCTAGACGCGGATCGGACAGGTCGATGCCCCACCGTGCCTTGAGCATCTTCTGGATGCGCTGCTGCTGCTTGGCCCAATTGTCAAGAGCGGCTTCGCGCTGAGCCTTGTTCTTGGCCTTCGTGTAGGCTCGCTGCCAGCGTTCGCCCATTTCTGAGCTATAGGACAGGATCGCCTCGCGCCTGCCCTTGGCAGTCGATAGATCGAGCCGACGAGAAGCCAGCTCACGGGCGGCCCTTGTGCCCGAAACCTTCCGCAACGCGGCAGTCTCGGCGGCCTCACGCCAGCGGTTGATGTTGCCGCTCTGGGCCGCCTCCGCGAGCTGGTCGCTGACCATCCCGGTCATGACGACCTGTTCAGCGGGCGAAAGCCCCTCGTTCGCCTGAGCGCGCGCGCGAATGTCAGCGATGCGCTTCGGATCCGCCAGGATCTGCTGCGCTTCGTCCTCCCATTGCTGGAAGGTCTGCGCCTGTTCTCGAGGCAGGATGTCGTTTAGGTGCTGGGCGGGGGTGCTGTAGGAGCCGTCTCCCTCTTTAATGCGCGGAGTGGCAAAGGCCAGATCGACGCCGGCCTTGATGTCCTCGGCCATTTGGTCTGGGATTTCCAGGGAATGGATATCGGTCCCGTTGTCGTCGTTTGATTCGATAGCCGACTTGCCGGCCTGGATCCCGTACTTTTTGCCGATCTTGTTTGCGATCGACACAAGGCGCTGGTCATAAGCGGCCTTCATGCCTTCACCGCCGACTTTAAGGTCGACGCCTTCCAGCACCATGTCGCCATCTTCGTTTCGGCCCTCGCCGGAAACAATGCGACGGGCTACGTCTTTGCCGACAAAGTCCGCAATCTGATCGGCGAAAAGCCCCTGTTTGTCGACGGTGTCGTTCAGGGAACGGCCATGCTCATCCGATGCCCACACGTCATAGGCCTCGCCGCGCTTCTGGTAGCGGATCTGCTTAACCTGTCGGCTCAGATCGAAACGATCCGCCTGCTGTTCGCCGGTCGTCCAGCCGATGACCTTCTTCCCGGTCGCGACGGCTTCCATCAACGCGCGCTTGAAACCGATCTCCTCCCAGGTCTTGCGGAACGGCGCATTCGGCACTCCGAAGCTGCCAACGGCCTCGCTCTGGCGCGCTTTTTCAATCGCCTCATCGGCGGTCTTTGCCTGGACGTTTCTGATCTCTTTGCCATCCGCTCCGTAGATCGTGAATATATTGAAGCCATCGAACTGATCGCGTGGATCGGTCGATGCCCTTGCGGTCCATCCCTTCTCGTCTGGCAAATCTCCGCGATAGCCCCTGTCGCGCCCAGCTTGATGCCAATCGCTCTGGACTTCCTCGACGTGCAGCATGGGCTTGCCGTCGACCGTAACGCGGTCCTTGAGGCGCAGGTGGAAGAGGACGTTTGGCTGCGACCAGTGGCTGGATTTATAGACACCACTTGATCCGACTGCTGATTCTGGGAATTCGCGGAGGTCGCTATCGACCTGACGCTGCATATCCGCAGGAATCTCATTGTATCGCTTATTATATAGACGCATCGCAGCCTTATCGCGTGCGTTCGCCATGCTGCCGCCATTCAACGTCACCAACACTTCCCGATATTTCTCACCGCCGGGATGGGTGTATTGGCCGAATTTCGATTGAGCATCGTTGGAACTGTCGTCTAAGCGTTCCTCCGTGATGTTCTTTCCATACCAGTCCCCAACGCACGCCGCGATTTCCTCGCGTGTGACCGTCTGACCAGCGGCCTTCTTGTCGGCCAGCAGCTTGCCCAGGCCGGTCCACTCCAGCTCCCGGTCGTTGATGCCGTTGTTCCGCAGCGTCGCTTCGACCTGTTCGGCCTTCGCCTTGGGCGGGAGCTTGGCGATCAGCTTCTCGCTCTTAACGGTGAAGCGCGGGGTCGAGTAGGCTAGATCCTTGGACTCTTTACCGCTGGCGGTTTCCGAAACGGCGGCTTGTTTGCCGCTGGATCGTTCGCCATTTGCCGCAGCAGCTCGCTCGCCAGCATTTCCGCGTCCCCAGTCTGGGCTTGAGATTGGGGCGTGTTCTTCTCTGACTTTGGCGAGGGCATCGCGCGTCGCTGGCCGTTGGAGGGCGTCTGCATAGGTCCACACTTTCTCGCCCCGGCGGGCAATGTTTGCGGCCCAGAGCGCTGCCTGGACCTGTCTCGGCTCCCATCCAAGGTTAGCTGCAATCTCACGAATGCGAGCCTTGACGCGCTCGCGCAAGCCGGGTGCGCTGGGATCGGTTTCATCGTAAAGTAGCTGACCGACATGCATATCCACAGCGATGCCGTCCGGATCGCCGAGGATCGCCTTGGTGAACTCGGCGATCTTGCCGCCACGGATGAGATCAACGGCGATTTCGCGCGGTGTTTTCCCGGCTTTCAGTCCGTTGCGGATCATCTCCAGATTCGACTGATGCGCTGGCAGTCCATAGAACGGCTGGCCGGCCAACAGGCGGCGATACTGCTCGACTGCTTCGGTGACGTTCCCTGGGACGGTGTTCCGCTGGCTGGTAGCGGCCAGGATCAGGTTCATTATTGGGGCATCGTCACCGACCTCGGCCCGGAGCGCGGGCTGATGCGCGTCATACCAATAGCGCATGTGTTCGTTCTGCCGCGCCATCTCTCCGAGGCGGTTGACTGAGAAGCGTAGGCGGCTGGTCGCCATCGCTTGATTCGCACCCGCCTCACTCGACCCATCTTGTGTCTGCTGATTCGCCGTTTCACCCGACGCAACGCGACCGCGCACGGCGTCGAGCTGCTCCCATACCTGGGCTGCGGTCGGTGCCGACACGGTGGGCGACTTGCTGAAGAACCGCAGCAGGCCACGAATCCGGTCGAGCAACCGGCCGAAGATGCCGCCCATCTTGGGCGTGACGGCGGCGCGCTGCCGATCCTGATTCCATTGCCGCCAGTGTTCGTAGGCGGCCTCCATGACGGCGCGGCTGGCGGGATCTTCCTTCGCCAATTCCGGCCGCGAACGGCCCAGCTCGTCGCGGACGATCGTGCGCTCCTTGTCACCCAGCAGGGCCGAAAAAGTGAAGTGGTGTTCTTCTTCCTCGACCGCATCGGCCAGTTCGGCATCGGTGCGCTTTTCGGGATTGACCAGCTTAACCAGAGCCTCGCGGCTTAGGCCGACGCGGCGACCGCTAACGTCGCTGATCGCTGCCAGCGGCATCAGCTCGGCCATGACCTTCTGCTGGGTCGCCTTGGGCATCTTGAGCCACGCGGCCTTCGGCGGCGAGACAGCGCCAAACCCAGCGCGGCTGAACGCGGCCTTGAGCGCACCGGGCTGCTTGGCGACCGAATCGAACCACGCGGCAGGGTCGAGCGGGATCTGCTCGGCTCCCACGCTCGCCATCTGCACATGCGCGCCGCCTGGATAGCGCAGATGCACCGCGCCGTCCTTCACTTCGACGGCGACATTGTTCGGCAACACCGCCTTGGCGATGCGCGCGACGCGGTCGAGATTCTTGGACGGTTCGGCTTGCTGCGTTACTGGCGCAGATTCTCCGGTAGGAGCGGGGCGACCTTCTGCTTCAGTTCGGGCGGCCACTGGCTGAACGGCACCCGCTCCATCGTTTCGTTGTCCTGCGGGCTCAGTTGCGACAGGAGCGACTGCTGGCGCTCTTTCGGCCACAGGCTGAGCGCCACGGTCATCAACCCGAGCAGGCTGTTGTTGTCCGGCGGGCTGACTTCGCTGCTCGTTGGTTCGTTGGAATCCATTGATGATCCCCAGGGTTTCGTTCCGTCCGGCAATGAGCTTATCTGTGATGTCGAAGCGATCCAGCGTGCGCTGGATGCGGTCTAGTAGCGGGATGCCCTTCTCCCAATCTGGCGGAACGTCGGGCTTGCCCTTGTCTTTGCCCTTGACTTTGCGCTTCGCCCACCACGCCTCATCCGTATAAATGACGCTGTTCCCTTGCTTTGACAGCTTCTCCATGAGCGCAGCGGTGTTTTCGTAGAGCGGAGCCTCGACTCGCGATGCCCCCTCGTAATCGTTATAGGACGCGGTCCCGTAATAGGGCGGATCAGCGACCGCCGCCACATTCGGTCCGCTTGGGATGTTGGCATCGAAGCTGCTGCCGCCTTCGTGCTGAATCACGCCGCCGCGTGCCCTAAACGCATCCGCCGCACGCTTGGAGCCGGCGGCATGTTCAGCAATCAGCTTCATGATCCCGTCGAACGAGCGCTTACCAAAGGATGCGTAACCGTAGTCGCGGATCGCGGCCAAGACGGCGCGCTGTTCCGGTGTCAGGGACGCGCTATCGCGGATCGCATTTTCAAGTCGGCCAGCAAGGCCGCCGGCCGATGCCATCATTTCTCCCGGATCGGC